CGTGTAGTTTCCAACCTCTTCTAGTCAAAGCATTTATATTGTTTTCGTAATCTAATTTACTTCTTTCGATTACTTTACCACTATCATTAATAAGTTTTACAGTTTCAATAGTCATAATTTTTTATATCAAAATAGGGGTGGATTGACCACCCCTACTTATTAGTTTTAGTTAATTACTGATTCGTTTAGCATTTCTATGCCGTATGAGTCGTGTAACTCTCCGACACCATATACTGCTGTTGCAACGATCTCATCTGCTCTTAAACTTGCGTCACGCTGAGACTCAATTTTCAAGTCTTGCATCATCGCTAGTCCTAAAGCGTCTTGTGAGAAGATTCCACCTTTACAGTTATCTGTATCAGTAGTGCCATCAACATTTGAAGATTCAAATATTTGAACACCCGCAATAGTACCTATAAAGCCTGTTCTCATAGCCTCGTTCTGTAAGTCTCCAGCATTAGGATTTACGAAAGTATTTGTTAAAGATTTTTTAACATTGTAAATCACTTTAGGGTTGAACACTCCATAGTAAGGCATCGGAACATTTGCTTGTCTAAGTGTTGCCACTGCTTTGAAAATATTATCTATAGTCAATTCAGTACCAGCACCTCCGATACTTGTTGAGAAACCATCAAACAATGCAATCAAATCTGTGTCGATTTTTTTAGCTATTGCCTCTCCAAATAATCTTCCAATATCCGCCGCAACATTTCTTGATGCAGAATTTCTGGCTAGATCAGTTAAAGTTGTCATGATTCCTTTTTCACTTGCTGTTATAGTTACACTCGATGGATTCACCGCAGTGTTTGAAAGGTCAGTTGCCTCATTCACATTTGCCGCCGATACTGTTGAATAAATCGGTACTTCTACTGATTTACCACCGCCAGCAATAGTGTAGTTTCTGACAAGACCTCTCATAATGCTTTGCTCTTGTGCTACAAACAAAGCCTCTGCAACGATCTCGGTATATAGTTCCGATATCGTGCTACTTGTCGTTTCGTTAGCCATTATTTACTCCTTTAAATGGTTATGTTTTATTTTGAATAACAGTTGGCTTAGAATTTCGATCTTGCCTATACTTAGCATATCTTTCTCTATCTTCCTTATTATTCATATTTAAATCACTCAGATTGAAAGGTTTACTGAGTTCTGACCTATCCACATTTGACACTGAGCCACTGCCACTCGGAGAGGCAGAAACAAAGTGCGGGTTTGTGTTCAAAAACTCTTCAACTAACTCGTCAGTAGTAAAAAGTTCGCCCTTACTGTTATATCTAGCTATACCATTTTTATCTAAAATTTCAACATTACCTGATTCGTTTATTTTAATATTTTTATTTAACAACTCTACAACTTGATCTGGGTTGATAGCTTTGTTTCTTGATGCTGATGACAGTAAGGCTTTATTAACTTTGATGTCTCTAAGTTCAGTTTCTAAAGTATTAATTTTTTTTGCAGACTCTTCAGATTTTTCTTTAAGGATTTTTTCAAACTCGCCTTTTTGAATTTTAGTTTTTTCCTCTGCCTCTTTTTGTAACTTAACAGCATTGATAGCTGTATCTAAATCCTCAACACCTAATTTATTATACATAGATGCTCTGTCTTTAGCTAATCGTGATTTTACGATTTCGTTTACTTGTTCCTCAGAAAATTTATTTACTGGGGTCTCTTTTGTTTCTTGTTTGGGTTGCTCTGTTTCTTGTGAAACAGCTTGCTCAGTAGTTTGTTCTACTTTTGGTTGTTCGTCAGCCATTTATATCTCCTTATATGTTCCAATCAGGATTTGTTGGAATCCAAGTATGCCGACAACGATAACCCCCTCTAACAATAAAAGGGTCTCCAGAACTTTTGCCAGCCCATGACCTAGAGTTCCAAATATCCCGAATTTCTTTTTCGGTTAGTGTTCTGTTTACCATACCTCTGCAAAAAGGTCTAGAGTCTCTTACTAAAGTTCCAGTGTATTCAAAATGTTGTAACCCACTTTCTTTTGCTTTTTTTACTGTGAATTGACCATGAAACTGCATTACTGAGTCATGTGCTAGTTGTGTTGCATATCGTCTTAAATTGTTTCCAGCCCTGTCAGCCGCATACTGAGTTTGTAATTTTCTAACTGCATTTTCGACATCTGTTTGTTTTGATGTAATAAATTTATTTTCATTAATAAAATCAACGAGTTCGTTTATTTCTCTTTGATTTGACTTTTGATAAACTCCATTAATATGAGACCTTATGTTTTTGACTACATCATCAAAAGGTCTGCCAGCAATCGTACTTTGATATATTTCGTCATTGAGAACTTTGAGGTATCTTTCAGCTATATCCTCAAATCCACTATATGATTGATATTTAAGAGCATTGATAGTTTGTAGATCAACTTGTGTTAAATTTTTAAATTTTGCGGGTATAGGCATTTTGCCAAATGTATCTAAAACCTCTTTCGCTATCAGATTGTATTCTGAATTTATTAATAAATCTGCCTCGTTAAGAAAATTGTTTTCTATCGCCGTTCTTAGTTTTGGTTGTAATTCTATTGCAATTCTTGTTGATGTAAGACTGCCACCAGAGGCTCTAGTTACATCTTTGATAATGTCATCTTCTAATTTGTAAAGAACATTAATAATTCTTTCTTCATGTTGATCTGCGAGTTTGTCTAATATCTTTGACATTCATTATAATGGAAAGTTTTTTTTCCATGCCCTGATCGACCAAAAAGCGGGAGACAATGACTTTTGCCCTTTTACTTGTCTTAACACTCCGCCCATTCTTGCAAGAAATGATCTTTGCCTTGCGGGTATTGATTTTTTAATGGACATATTGGGGTCTCCAAATCTGACCTTTTTTACATTTTTAGTTTTACGATCTCTAACATAAACTGCAAATTTTTTTCTTTGGTTTGGTGTTCTAAAAGGTTTGTTTAGTTTGACTGTACGACCCTGATACTTTGCCATTATCTTTTTCTCTTCCTTGCTTTCCTTGCTACTGACAAGGCTATTGCTGTTGCTTGTTTCCTAGATTTGCCAGATCGCATTTCTGTTTTTATATTTTTGCTTATTGATTTTTTACTATAACCTTTGATTAAAGGCATTATTTTTTTCTTCTTTTTTTTCTCAAATCTAAATCGTGTTTTCTCGAACCTCTAAGAAATGAGTTGACTCGCCCCATAGACCAAGCCGCCATCGGTACACGCCTACTGCCCTGACTCAAAAACGCCCCTTGCCCTCTACGATAGACCTTAGCTAGTGTTGCATAAGTATATCTTTTAGATGCTTTGGCTTTCCGTCTAAGTGTTGCTTTTGTAGCCGCTGATAGTGGTTTTCTAAATTTACTAGCCATTATGCTTTTGTTCTACTCCTTAATAATCCTCTAGGTATAAAACCACCTGATTTGTAGATTGATGAAACTCTTTTAATTAAGCTAGCTCTACGGGTTCTCTTTGAGCCTTTGAGACCGCTAAGATATTTCTTTGGTAAACCTGAGTCCTTATCTTTTGGAACTCTTCTAACTTTCTTCTTCTTCTTCGCCATCTGGAGTCTGTCCCTCGATTTCAGTTGTCGTAAATTGTCCTCTAGTAGTTCTGGTGCTATCAATCTCATCATTAATTGTTTTAATTGCATCGTTATCTTCTATCACTGCCTCAGCAATTTGTTTATCTAGTTCTTTGTTAAATGTCTCTGATTTTATTCCACTAGCTTTTGCCATTTGTAAAAATTGTAAATCATTACTCCAGTCACGAACGTCAAACGTGTCGGGGTAATCTACTGAGCCGTCCCATTCTTTGTTTTGCCATCTAGCAAACAGAGACCAGATTTGCTCTTCGGCATTTTCTAAGAAATCTGCTTTCTCAGATAGTTTTGCATTTAATAATTGAAACTCAGTTTGTAGTGCAATACCTGATGATATTTGTTGCCCTGATGTCCCTCTAACTGAACCCATGTGTGTGATACGATCTATTGCATCAATTTTGTTTTGGATACAATTCATAATGCCCTCTAAGTTTTGACCGCTTGGTTGTATGATGTAAGGTTTTAAATCAGACGGCATATCTTCTGGTATCTCTATAACCGAACCAGCACCAGCACTAGCCTCAACACTTGGAGTCTTAACTAAACTTGGGTGGTTAGCTAATCTTATCAGTTGTTCTTTTTCAGAATAATCGTTGTAAATAGATTGTTGTAAATATGCAACATCAGCAAGATCACTAATACCAATAGGTCTCTTTGCACCTTTTAAATTGTAAACATTAATACAAGGAATAACTCCAATAGCATTTGGCACTTGATCTATAATTGTTGCATCGCCCTCAGCATATTCTTTTTCATAATCTTTAACCTCGTAAGTTGTTATCTCTTCCTCTGTAAACATTTTAAGTATTGCTCTTTCAGAATTGATGTCCTCTACAACTAAAAGCATATCCAAATAAAATCTACCACTAGCGGCTCGTTTGTAATTCCAGTTTACGATATTTTCTGGTGTGTATATAGAAATATAAGGTCTGATGTCTTGATCGAGTTCCTCAGCTCTTGTTCTTGTATTTGATTGTGGTTTGTCAATAATAACCCAACAGTTACCATAGATGCTTGCATTCATTTGCACCTCTCTCATAACTGTATTAAATGATCTGCCGTCTAAGTCTGCATCATTTACAAAAGACTCTAATGCTGGGTCTCCGTCTAATGTACCATAATCTCTAGTCGGTGGTACTCTCCATAAAAAGCTAGTGTAAATCTGAACAACATTTTTACAGTGGTTATCAACTGGTGTGTGTCTAATTCTTTGATCGTATTCCTCTGGAGTCTCTAAGATATATCTATGTAAGTAATAACCATTACGATAATCGTTGCCGCCAAGATAGCTACGAATATAAAACTCCCAGTTCTGAATATTTGCGTGCCAGAGAGGGTGTTTGTTTGTTAAAAATTTTCTGTCCATCAACTCCACCTTTGCAGAGGGTTAGGTTTAAAGTCCCGTCTTACAGGGAAATTATACTCAATCAAATATCCTAACGCATCATTGAAATGGTCAAAACCAGAATCTTTGTCAGGCACACTTGTTCCCTCTTTGTATATCTGTCTTTCTATGCTTTTAATAACATTTTTGCAAGATTTTAAAACATATAAACTATTTACACCTTTTGCATTTTTAAATTTAGAATTTACAGAATTTATCCTATCTCTAATGAATGGTGCTTTGTTTCTTACTCTTACATCAAAGCCAGCATTTTTTAATAATGCTAAATCAGTCATGCCACCCGCAGATGTTTTTCTAGCTTTAGAACTTGGGTCAGGATAAGAGATAATTTTTTTGTTTGGGTATCTAGTTTTTAGTTCGTCAATCATTTCATTTGTATTCGAAGAATATATTTGTATTTCATCAATAATATACACCTTATCATTTTCTATTACAGAAACAACAGCCACCATCGGCGAAATATTAAAATCTTGTCCGACATGAATTGTATTAAATTTTTTCTTATAGCTTTCTATAACATTTTTGTTTCTGTCAAAGTTGTAATAAATGATGCCCGCATAGTTTACAAAGGTTGCTAAATACTCTTGCTGGAAAGTTCTCTCATCTAAATCATTC